AAATCCTCCTATATGCCAGTTGTGTCTTGCCATTGGTGCGAAGCACAGGAGTCGCCAGTAGCGTCTCCGCCCGAATTGAACTTGCAGAGAACATCCGTGTAGGTGTCCCCGACAGAACTATTCGGACCATCAACAAAGCCAATGATTAGAACGGGTAAGGTCTTAGTCGTCGCTATCGTAGAAGAATCGATAGCATTTTTACTATGACCGATTGAAGTTGAACCAGCCGTCTGGACAACCGCGACATTGTTACCAAGAGCAGTTTGAGCGAGAGTCGCATCTCCCTGCGCCTGAAAAACAACATTCGGATCATCACAAACATACGCTTTAATATCAGTTGCAGTCGTGGAAGCTGTCCACATCTGAGAGTATGTTGGCTGATTGGAATTGGGGTCAGTATAACTACACCCCAGAAAAATTCCTACAGGAGTCATAGTTGTCGTGCCACTGTCTTTCTCAACAGTACCAGCCGCAACAACTTTGACCACATCCCCGTAGAAAATCGAAGTTCCATACGAATCGGTAACTTTCATGTGACGAACTGAACTCGTCCAGTCACCACCGCCAAGAAGACCAACAGGTCGGAACCCGTGTGGCGTTGCACTCGTCGCCATATCGTTTTCCTCCTAACAAAGGATTGAGTTAAACCAAACAAAGGCGTTACTTGGGTTTCGCGCCTCCGCCGAAGGACACCTGCGTCCGAGATTCATTAATTTTCGGCATACGCGGGTCGTTGTCCCTCATAAAGTTTGAGTCCACAGATTCCGTTTGTCTCCTCGATAAATCAGCATAATATTCCTGCCTGCCACGAACATTTTCTATGCTTGTTTTGCATAAAAGAAGGCCACCAACCTCAATGTTTCCTTCAAAGGTTGTTCCCCTATCTGAAGCAATCATTAATTCTGGATGGTCTTCTGCCCGTACTGGTTCCCATCCTTCACGCATACGTTTGGATACATTGACTGCATCCTGCGTCCCCATTGTGGATGTCCTGATCCACCGAAAGGCGTAACCGTCTTGCGGTTTAGGATCGGGTAGAACTTGAGGCGGCTCCCATACCTTTGTTCTCTCGGAAGACTCGCGACTATCTGCTTCTCTTGGTTTGCGCTCAATTGCCTGAGTTTCAGCCATTGGTCATCTCCTTCTGCTCTTTCACGACTTGTGCCGCATACTGCTGTGGCGTTACTCCCAGCTTCTTGGCGAGGGAAATCTGAGAGGCAGTTAACTCCACTTTGCGCGTTGCTCCACCGCCCCTTTTAGAAGGCGCGACAACGGACGTTCTCCGAGAAGATGGAGTATCACTGCGTTCATTACTCTTCTCGAATTGTTTGGGAAATGCTTCTCTTAAAGCATTATCAATCGTTTCGTAATAAGTCGGGTCAGTTCTTGGATCAACACCCTTACTTGTTAATTCCTGATGCAATCCAACTGCAAACCCGCTTAGGCGTTCATATCCTGGCTGTTGAAACCAAGGGTTTTTCTTCAACCACTGCACAGCATTCGGATCAGGGGGCGGTGCTGGTTGATATTGCTGCGGTTGCTGTTGAGCCTGTTGTTGAGGCTGTTCAGGAGGAGGCGCAGCATATATATACTGCTGTTTCTCCGCATGTAACGGCGACAAGTTTGACTGTGCATCCACAATCGCATCCGTATCACCGCTTTCATATGCATCACGATACCGCTGTTTTGCCGTATCAATTTCAGCATCTGTTTTTGCAGAAACTTGATCATAAAGAAGTTTCCGCTGATCCGACAATTGCTGCCGTAAATTCTCATTTTCCCCCTGAATAGACTGGGCGTATTTAACAGCCTCTACGTTTTCACGGGTAGCCCTCTCCTTTCCCCTCCGCTCCTCATTCCATTCATAACGTAATTTATCTATACGCTTTTGAATGCGGGGTGAAAGATCGGGAAGCTCTTCGTCTTCCTCTTGAGCGTCTGCATCCTTGGGAGAGCGGTTTGCGTCTTCAGGCGGGGTATCGTCTACAACAACAACCTCAAGATCGTCCTCAGCCGCCTCTTGAACAGCTACTGCCTGTTCCAGTTCTTCGCCCAAATTCTCTTTCTCTTGTTCTATTGTCATGCCCTAGCCACTCCTCTTGGATCATCAACAACAGCACGAACACTGTCATCATTTATAAGACGGAACTCTTTTTTATGGATAATTAAACGTGTCCCCGTATAGGGCTGTATAATTATCCAATCTCCCTTCTTGACATAAGCACCAGAGGGAAATTTGATTTTATCTTGATAGGCATCGGGGCCAACAGCTAAAACCATCGCGGTAATGCTGGCGGCTTCTTCCCTTTGCCTTGTGGCGTCTGGCACAAAAACACCACCATCCGTCTTTTCCCTTGATTCGGGTAAGGCTATTAAAAGTTGATACCCAACGGGCTTAGGAAGTTGAGTCGGCTTCCTATGCTCACCGAGATCAACAACAGTCTCTTCAACCATTGTCTTCTCCTGCACGTTTTTTAACTAAAAGTCGGGGATGAAACGGTTCCCCTGCACACGATTAGGAATCGCGGATACCTGCATGTTTCATGTGAAACAAGATTTAATCTTCTTCGTTCTCCATTCGGGCCTTGGCCTCAAGCAAATCCAGAAGCTCACGCTCCGCAATTGCCAAACCTTCTATGACCCCAACCATTTTTCTATATTCCTCAAAACTCTGCGCCCCGCCTCCAGAAATAACATCTGCCATTTCATTCATCTGGTTCCGCAGGACACGGCGATAAACACCAACTAAGGATTCTTCAGCCAATGCTTATTCCCCCTTCATTTGTTTAAGGGAATCCTCTTTGTCCCATTCCACAAGAGACCGCGCCGCTTCTGCTGCGAGTTTTGCTTTTTCTAGCGTTATTTTTTCTAAATTAGTTGCTTCCTTTGCCCCAGCATCGCGTTGGGATTTGGCGATATCAACACCAAGTTTAGCGCCTTCAAGCTCGGCCTGTGTCGCAATCCGTTGCTTCTCAAGCTCTTCGTTGGATGCGGCTTTTGCCATATCAAGGGCAAGCCTTGCCTTGTCTGTTTCAGCTTTAAGCTGCATCCTCGCCTGATCGGTCTGAACTTTCCGCTGGATATCCATTTCCTCCAGTTGCAATTCTTTTTGCTGCATCTGGATGACGGGGTCTTGCAACTGCTGCTGTATCTTCTGCTGTTGTTCTTCGGAAATATCTTTATTAAGCAATCTTTCAGCAGCTTGCGAAATAAGACCTGATAACTGGAACTCAACATCTTCAGGCAATTGCTTGTCTGGAGGCGGTAGCTCCACACCCAGTTGTTTCTCAATTTCCCTGCGGTATTTGAACCCAAGATGCTCCTGCACATGCGCCGCCATTGAAGCCGATATAGTCGCTGCCATTGGAGATTTTGAAACAAGTTGTTTGATTTTCGGGTCTTCAATTGCAGCCATGTGAGTTTTAATATGCGCTTCATGGTCTTGAGAAATAAACGCTTTAAGCGGTTTACTGTTCAAAGCGTCCATATTCTCGCTTACAGGGTCACGCGGTTTGTGGTCCTCGGACATCGGGATGATTTTATCTGCATCCTGTATGCCAAGGACATCCAGCATCTGCCGATGAAGCTCTGGAAGATCGTACATCTGCGGCGCAGACTGGGAAAGCTGCAACGCTGCCTGATATTGCATAATCCGTTGCGACATTGTTGCCGCGTTTGGATTGCTCACAGGGATAACATCGACCTTATCGTTGAAGTCTTCCGCTTTTATAGCGCGTGAATCAGCATCAACGTCATATTCATAGCGCTCAGGAGCATAATCACGGACAATATCAGCAATAAGGATAAATTCACGGCGCATGGCCTCGTGCAGCCTTGCTTGAATGGCGCTCATCACTTTCATGGAGCGTTCAATAAGAGCAAGAGTTGTGCCGACTGGCGCATCCTGCTTCATATCAGCAAGTTTTAAATCAGTAACAGAAGCAAAACGCCTTCCCTCCTCAACAATTTCTCCTAAAAGTCCGTGCAAGACGTTGCTCGGCTCCTTATAGGGGAGAAAGGTGATATTATCTTTTATTACACCGCCTGGAACATCAACGTCCCTAAACTCACCTGGTGATATAGGAGAATCGTCCCCCTTGATTCTCAAACCCCTCGCCTTCAGACCGCCTGGTAAATTTGCAAGCGTCCCTGCGTCAACTAACTGCCTCAGCAGCGAGGTCGCAGATTTGGCGATACCGCCTATTAGATGAATTAAGCCAAACCCGTAAAAACCAAGTCCAGGCATGTATTGGTAATGTACGAAATGA